TAGACTGAATCTGTATCTGACGCGATAACGTAGTCTTCGTTATCAGTTTCCAACAACTCATTGAGGTATTTGTTAAGGCTGCGTTCAATCCAACGTATAGATAACTGACCAGAAGTAGTAATTGCTTCAGCAACCAGTAAATCGTAATAACGAAACCAATTGTTACCAATAGCACCATATGCAGAGTTGAGAGAAATCTTTTTTGCAAGTTGGATATTGTTATACTTGGAAATGTCTTTAAGTAGTTTAGGGTCTTTAGTGTTTTCATATTCTTGTTTCGCCTGTAAAGTTAGTTTTTTATACTTCACACGATCATCATACATAGATTGCATGATCTCAGGCAGAAACCCTCTTTTGGTGGTTTTAAATAAAGCACCATTAGGTGTTAGTGTTACATCTTTTAATATTGATGTATCAACTTTCTTATCAAGAAGTTTGTCTACAGACATACCTTTTACTTTTTCTTGACCTACAAGTGTTTCTGGTGAAATATTATATTGCATAATTAGGTGTGGATAAAGAGAATTTAAATCAAAAGACATGACCCACTTGTGCATACCCACTTGCGGATCTTTTACATATGCACCTTCAAACTTCTCTGACTTGGCATTATGTTTCTTTTGTGGAATAACAATATTCTTGTTACGCAAATAGTTGTAAATAAGGATATCCCAATACTTAACAGAACCAAGAACATCCATATAGTTTACTTTGGCTTCATAGGCCATTGTCAAACAAAGTTCAATCAACTTCATCTTGTCTTCTAAGCGATCAACAATCTCAACATCCATAATGTTGTATTCAATGAAAGATTGGAAGTCCTTCTGATACCACTCGCTGAATGTGTCAAATGGATTGCCATCTTTGTTCTCACCAAGTTCAACAAATGCAATATGATCAAGTCGATATGATTCTTGATTAGTATATGTAAACTTACGATATAGATCAAAATAGTCTAGGTGAGCAATACCTTGTATCTCATACACTTGATGCTTTCTGCCCATCTGAAATACTTCGCGAGACATTACATTTCTCCAAGGAGATAGTCTCTTTATTTCATCTTCACCACAAAGTTTGGAAATACGATTACACAAGTAAGGAATATCAAAAAATTCTGTATTCCAACCTGTGATAATATCAGGCTGATGCCTTTCCCAAAAAACAAGAAACTCTTGGATAAGATGAAGTTCACTTTCACACTCGACATAAGTTACATCCGCGCGAGTGTTCTCAAACTTACCAACACCCCAGACAACAAACTTTTTGTTTTGATGGTTCTTTACTGTAATTGATAATAGTGGCTCTTCTGCTTTTTCTGGACTTGGAAATCCATTCTCACAAGCAACCTCAATATCAATAGTAACAACTAGGATATTATCAATATCCCAATTTACAGTTTTAGGATATTGATCAGCAAGATAGCAATATTGATATTGATTATTTCCGTAAACTAAGTGAGATTGATTTTTATACTGTTCAACCCAAGCCTTAGCTTCCTTAATCGTATCATGTTTGATAGGTGTTACATACTTACCATCAAGAGTTTTCCACTCTGTAGGTTGTGCAACAGGTGCGTAAAGTGTTGGCGAATACTTAACCCTTCGATTAATACGTTCACCATTCACTACTTCTCTAAGTAATAGAGAATTGCCCCACTGGACAATGTTTGTATAGAAGTTCATTATATAAATATATCACAATTCAGTTGTAATGTCAAGTAGTTTATTCAGAATCTACGCTAAAATTAATATTATATTGTACTTCATCATCCTCTTGTAATAACTCTTTAGCTTTTGAAGTAGGTTCAAAATGTTTATCAAGCATTTCAATACGATCTTCTGCCATGGCCATTTTATCAAGTTCTTCTTGAATAGCTTCAACAATATCACTGTGTTCACCAATACCAACACTCTGATTCATGTAAACCATAATGTTTGTTTTAGCTCTTTCTAATTCACCTTCAGCATGCATTCTTGCTGCTTTTATCAATTGTGTACTCATATTCATTTAATTCTTTCCTCCATATTTACCACTACTCCAGTATTCCATTTATTAGCTTCAATTTCAGCTTCTTCTTTTGTATCGAACTTTTTTGGATTTCCATTTGTTGGTGATGATGCATTATCATTATCCTCACAAACATATTCAAATTTATCAAAAGGTTCAAACATTACTGCGTATTTCATTATATATCCTTCTTTGTTGTTACTAAAAATTTTCTTTGTGGGTTTACCATTACATTAAGCTCATTCATTGCAAACCTATTTAACAATACATCTGTGCCCATTTTAGTTCTGTCATCTAATCCAAACATAAATTTATATGTAGAACCAAAAAAAGTTAAATTTAGTTTTACAACATATCTTTCATCAACTCCAGCACCTGTTTGGGCTTCATATTCTTTAACTAGATTAGTAGTAATAGTTTTTCCACTATTAGTGAATGTTACTTTATTACCGTTTACTTTAATATTTTCAGCGTGTAACACTGACAAAACAGAATTACCTGTATCAAACTTTGCAACTTTCTCTCCAAAAGGTTCTATCTCAACAATCTCATTATATCCACATTGGTCAGGTACAGAGTATCTTACATCTGGATTTAAAAAGTGTGTTAGAACTTCTTTAGAGATATTTTTATTAGTTGCTTCTTCAATACCATCTGTGCCTGGCGAACTATTTACTTCTAGTATATATGGTGGATTCTTTTCTCTATTTTTTACTGGAATAAAATCAACAGCAGTAAATATACCATCTACAGCTTTAGCTGCTAGTAAGCATTGTTCCTTTTCCATAGAAGTTAATTCATATGTAGAAACATTTCCACCCTGAGAATAATTTGATCTAAAATCACCTTCAACTACATTTCTTTTCATGGTTGCAATGACGCGATTACCTAACACAATAACACGAATATCACCATCAGTTTTAATGTATTCTTGAATTAGTAAATCACTATCTTCATCAGTCTTATAAACTAACTGTACGATAGCATCCAAAGACTTTTTAGATTCAATAAACAATACACCAACACCCTTAGAACCTCTTAGTGTTTTCATAATAATTGGAAACTTAGTATCTAAGGCTTCAAAAGAATTGTCTATCATATCTTTATTTGGTATTAAAATTGTTTTTGGTTGTGTCAACCCATATTCTTTTAATCTAACATAGTTACGATATTTGTCTGCACAAATATTAATAGTGGTTCTACTATTAACACAACAATAACCTAGTCTTTCAAACTCAGATATCAAATCTAAGTGACTATCCTTTGTTGGTGTTCCACGAATAAATATAATTGTGTCAGAAGAATTTACTTGAAAATCTTTTTTATCATCTATTCCATGAATAAAATGATTACCATCAGCATACCTTAAAGTTGCACCATCAAAATTAACTATAGTGTTTTGCAATCCAAGCTTGGTTGCTTCCTTCGAAAGCTTTTTTGCTGTAATTGATTTATCACCATGTTCAACAGTAAGAATTACAACTTTATACTTTTCATCTTTCGACTCAGATATGAATGACTTGAAAGCTTCCAAACTAACCCTCTCTTTTTTTACCTATGTTATATTTAGTTTCAAGAATCCAATCATTCTTCTCTTTGAATGAAATTATTTTTATTTGACTAAGTGGTGCTATTGGATCAGTTTCACCTGTTATTTCAACTAATCCCCAATCAGCTAATAGAGTGGAAATTCTATTTCGTCTAGCAATATCATTTTCTGATAAGTTAGTATTTTTACCATCTAGAGCAAATAATTCTTTAAAATGTACAATATAATACTTGCCCTGCTTATGTAATATATGACAGGATTGATATAGTTTCTTTTCTTTTCTTGATGCAACTCCGATACGAGAAAGTGTTTCTCTTATCTTTAAAAAATCGTCTGGTTCTTTCAGAACGACTTCAAGCATATGCTCTTGTGTCCAATTAATGTTTTCCATTTTTACCACCTTTATTCAAGCTATTTTTGATAGCCTTTATCTGATCATCATCAAGTACATTAAGTGCGGACTTTGCCTTTTCATTTGAGTACCCGAAATACTCTTTAACATACTCTAGATTTGTTATTTTACTCGCCTTCATCCACGGTATGTATCTTTTCCGTGATCTGATACTATTTAGGAAAAAGTCGAATTGTAACTTATGGTCTAAATGAGAGTTAACATTCATCTCATTCACAAGCATGATGGTATCTGGAAATGGTGCCAGACATTTGTTTACAATAAAAGGTGGATATTTCTTTTCCCACATTTCATCGTCTGTGTCCATGAGGTTTTTCTTTTCATGGTTAATTGAGTTTAAATAGTCTTTAAGTTCATAGGTCATTTGAACTTCGCTTGGCCCATGATTTCAGTCATACAAGCCAAAAGATTAATTTCTTGATCTGCAACAAATGCTGACTTATATGAATAGTCTGCAATTATAACTACAACATGAGGAATAGTAGAACCATCAACACAATCGTACAGATTATCGTACAAGCGTCGAAAAATGCGTACAGGATCGTTATCAAGATTTTGTACAATCCATTTACGAACATTTGTAAACTCCTTTTCTTTTAAAGAATGCATTAGTTCATTTATATTTGAGTCAGATATATTTACCAAGATACCAGCATCTATAATACCAGATGCAGAATACCTTTGAAGTTCATTTAAAACTCTACGCCAATCTGGAAAGAACTTATTTAGAAGTTCAGCAACAGCCTTTGGATCAAACTTAACACCCTCAGCAGTAAGAACAGTTTGTACTCTTGCAAAAAACTCTTGTGCAAGTTTAGGTTTCTGATCTTTTGGGATGATAAAATCCACAACACTACAACGAGAATGTAATGGTGGTATCAATCTGTTTTTGTAATTACACGTTAGAATGAATCCACAGTTTTTGTGAAACTCTTCCATGAAACCACGCAAAGCTGGTTGTGTAGATTGGGCATTTAGATAATCTGCCTCATCTAGAATAATGTATTTACGTCCACCTTCAAGTGAGACTGTGGACGCAAAGTTTTTAATTTTAGTTCGTAGTACATCAATACCAGATTCTTCAGAACCATTTATCATCATATACGTTGCACCAATTTCTTCAAGCATGGCTTTGGCGACAGTAGTTTTACCTACGCCTGGGCCACCTGATAAAATCAGATTAGGTATATGTTTGTCATTGACAAATTCAGTAAATGTTTTCTTTAGATCATCTGGTAAGATGCAGTCACGAATAGTAGACGGG